ACCCTCAAAAGCTTTATTGATTGCCTTTTGAACATTTGAAATTGCAGCGCCGCTTGCAACGTCTGGATCTAGTAAACCGATCTTTGAAACAGTTGATGTGTCCTCTGTTCTAGACATAAACTCAGCGTGTGTGACTGCGCTGTTTACTGGTAAGCCGTTAATATTTGCCATTGATAATCCTTTACGAAGTAAGTCTAAATTTTAAAACACCTGATCTGTAATATTGAGCTAAACCCCTGTCGTACATTTCTATCAGATCATAGTCTAAGCCCTTAGAGTCTGTTGGCGTCGATTCTAAAACAAATGTTTGAAATGTGCTCGGATCATTCTCGTTCTTAATAAATTCGATTGGTGCTTTTTCTGTGCACCACTCAATGAAATGAATAAAATCCTCACGACCTTGATTGTTCGTTCTGATAATCGAAATTGATTCTTGAGTGATATTTGTGATGAATAAAAATTCACCTTCCATCAGTCGCTCTGTACCGAATTTTATTACCTCTGTTACACCACTTGCCGATTTGTTCACGGTACCGTCAATAGCTCGACGATTAGTTGATGTGTCTTTGTAGGATTGAATATAAAATTGCGTCTTGTATTCAAAGCCAGACACATTTTCAGCTAAGTAACTTGATGCGCCCGTCTTGTCTGTCTGTGCGTATCCTAATAAATAAGATGTGCTTTGCGCATAGTTTGTGCCTGTACCAAATAATAAACTGAAATTTGCTGTTGATGAAATTGTAAACTTGCGAGTTGTTCTGTTAAATGTAACCGTAAAATTCAATGTGCTTAGCGCATCCATTTTCTTTTTGATCTCAATGATCAATTCAGCAGACGAATAATATCCAACCTTCAGCGTTGCTGTTTTAATGCCAGCGCCGTCATTGAAATCGATATATCTATTTGATGTTGTAATCTGCCAGCCGTAATAAAATTTAGAATGATTTTCTAAAGCACTCACGCCATGACTCCTTGATTAATAACTACGCCTTTGTGTGAAAATGCCTCATTGATTAAATTAACGATACGGCTTCCACTCTCCTGAGAATCTAGCACGTCGCCTTGGATAACTACTGAGACGCCTGTTGTTGCGGCCGCGCGCTCTAAGTCTTGTGTTGGCGTTAAATCTGTTGTTGTTGTTGGCGTTGATGCTATTCCACCACCGCCATCAGATGCCGCGCTTGACGCTGTTGAGCCGCCAGCACCGCTCATCCCGACCAATAACTTTAAAGCAGCACCTGCCGCGATCATAGTGTAGCCAGTAGCATCAGCGCCGTATGACATTGCCAATTTACCGATACCAGTCTGGATAAATAAATCACCGAATTGACTTGCTACACCTGCGATTGTGTCACCGATTGCAGATTCAAAAGCTTTACCAGCATCAGCGCCGCTTTTTAAAGCTGCACCGAAATTGTTGAATGCTTTTCCTACGCCTTGGCCGAGTGTTGCAAATGACTGTTTTCCTAATTCTTGAAATTTAGAAACTGAATTATTAGCAAAGTCTTGAGCCGCCATTTTCATGCCGTCAGCAGCAGCAATAAAGCCGCCAGACACAGACATATTTTTATTATCCTCAATTGATTTTATCTTGTCTGCATTAGCTTGTGCTAGGGCTTGCTCTTGCAAATAATAGTTTTGCTTTGTTGCGAGCGTTGCAAGATCTCTTTGCTCTTGAGAAAATCCCTTTTGACTAGAAAACTGTTCATTGATTTGATTTAAAGCTGCGTTTTTTTGTTGCTCTAATAATATTGATTGTTGAGCAAATGCCGATTTCTGCGCTGTTAATCTTTGATCAAGGTTGTTAATCGAGTCAATTCGCTTTATTTCAGCATCTAAAACTAATTTATCTTGTGCCGAAACATAAGCCTGTAAATCGTTTAATCGTTTTAATTGCTCTTGTTTAGCTAAGACTGTTTGTTCTGCTGTTGCTTTAATGGTTTCTTTATTAGATCCAGATCCTTTAGACGCATCAAGAGCAGAAAACAATTCTTGATCTGATCTAGCAGATTGCTCTAGAAATAATTTCTGCTGTTCTTCTCTAAGTCTTTTTAACTCAGTATTGAGAGATGCCACTTCTGCCGATGCTTGAACCGACTTTGATCCGAGCTTGTCCAACTTAATTTCTTCAATTCTTGACGAAACACTTGTAATTTCTTTAGAAACAGCCTCTAAATTGTTTCTTAGTCTTGATGTTGCAACATTAGAAAGATCTGCATTATCAATAAATTTCTGAGTTATAAAGTTAGCAAGCCCCGACTGAATTGACTCCAATGAATTGCTTGCGGAAACCTTAAGTCTGTCGAAAGCATCTTTTAATGGAGTCACAGATTGAGAAGCAGCATCGAACTTCTTTGGCACCTCATCTAGAATTAAATTTGCTCTAATTTGTTGCTTCTGTTGCTCGGTTAATGCTGCTGCTGTTAACCCGATTGATTTTGCAGCGGCAGCATAAGCCTTTTCTAAATCTAGAACGATACCAAACTGTCGTAAAACTCTAGCGTTGCCGTTTTCTACAAATGTTGATAGATCCTCGAATGTTGATTTAAAGTCTTTACCTAGAGCGCGTGATACGCCACGAGAAGCATCTAAGATTGCCGGCAGCTTTGAAGCTTGATCGCCTAAAGCAACAATGCCTTTTGTCGCAATTTGTAAAGCGTCCTCGTCATCAATTAAACCTTGAGTTGCTCCTATGATTGATTCTTTAAAACTATCAGCCGCGAGTCCGGCGCTTGATGCGATATTTGCGAATTGCAAATTGACCGCGTTTACTTGTTCACCGGCTAACGCCATTTTAAAAGTAGCAGCAGCAAGAGCCGCAACGCCAGCAGTAGCCGCGCCAATTGGTCCGGTTGCTCTTATTGCAGCTTGAGCCATTGACGTTAAACCGCCAGAAACAGCTTCAGTACCTTCGGCTAGCTTATTAAGGCCAGAACCTTTTTCATCAAATGATTTTCCGATTTTCTTACCAGATTTCTCAGCTTGTTTTTCTGCTGATAAAAAACCCTCTTTTACAGAGCCATCATCAAGTATTATTTTTATTCTTAATTCATCAGACATTTTATCTACCTAAAACCTTTTGAAGTTGCTCAGCAGTAATGTAATTTTTCTTTTTGATTTCTCTTGGAAAAGCTTTAGAAAATAATTCTTTGTGCATCTTAGTCCTTGCCGATTTTTTCATGTTAGGCCAGTCCGCGACGTTAAGCTGTTTTAATTGCTCTTGAGCCTCTATAGAAGTAATTGCCAACCACAAAGACTCTACTCTATCAGCATCTGAATTATCGATCTCGTCTAAACTAAGTCCGTAAAAATAACAAAGCTTGGCAACAACGTAATCAGACGTGCTTAGTTTTTTTTTGAGCTAGTCACAGTTTCCATAAGCTGTGTGATGTGATCAAACTCTAAAGTTTCAAACACACCAACAGGCAACCCCAATAACTCAAGAAATTCTTGCATTACTGTTGCAGCGTCTCCGCTTTCGCCGATCTTTAAAAGGCTCTCACGATACGCTTGTGTCTCTTTAAACTTAGGCTTTCTTAGCTCAAACTTTTTATCGTCTAATTCAATTTCAAAAACTGTGCGAACTAGTTTCATAAATCCTTAGTGTTGAGCCGATCCTGAGACCGGCCCTTGTGTTAATTAGTATCCAGCCTTTGCAGCATCACCGATCATGAAAAACTGAATGCCCTTTGGCTTAGTCTCATCAGGAAAGATTGTAAATGTTGCAGGGATTTCAGATAAATTCTCACCTGAAAAGTTGAAAGTATCTAGGCCCATTTGTGCGGTCCAGAAGTTCCAATCAGCAGATTTATCAGATGCGTCCTTGTCTACTGGATGCATTGTGATTTTTACCTTTGGGTTTGATCCGCCTACGTTCGCAGGTCCGTATCCGAAAACAGCGTCTTTATCAGCGCCAACAGGCGTAAAAACTGGCATACCGTACATGACCATAATGTTTTGTAAAGATGCTTTGTCAGTCTCTTGTAATACAATACTTAACTCTGGCTTATCGTATCCAGTGATGCGCTCGTCTTTAACAGTTGTACCTGAAGCATGACAAGTGATCTCAACAGTTTGCTGTGCAAATCCTGCTAATTCAATATCGCCTTTCAGACAACCTGCAGACATTTTTGTTTGTCCTAAAGTTACAACTTTAAATGCGAAAGTTGTAGGTGCCGCAGTTGAATCGATTGCAGGCTGAGCATAACCGATTGCTGTGTGCGTAAGAGTGACAACATAACCTGAAACAGTAGCATCAAAGCCTGTAACAGCAGTTAATACAGCCGTTAGCGCAGTAGCAACAGCAGATGCAGTAGCGCCAGAAGCAATCGCAACCTCGTGACCAGTCCAACCGCCAGCAGGTGCAGGATCTACACCTAGAGTTGCAACATTGAACCATGCATAGCGTTTTGCGCCAGCAGCATCATGAAATAAAAAATACTTATTTTGTAAGCTTGAAGCAACATCAGCAACACAAGTGATTGATTGAATCTGTGCTGTGTCTTCGCCAAGATAAACTTGCATAGGGCGGACTGAAATATTTTGAATTGCCATTTTGAATTTCTCCTTGAAAAAATGGTTGAATAACCTTCAAGGAAAATTCTGAATATCTTAGCAGTTTAGATCAACATTAAGTCCAAAGATAATTGTAATATTGAACGTGAGTTTAACTTGAATTGCATTGTCGTTTGATTCTAATGGTTGTGCTTCAATTGATTGGCACACAACATTCTTAATAAATGTCTGACCTGAATACTTAGCGCGTCTTAAGCAATTGATTCTATACTTATTCGCTATATCCATTGCCTCGTCAAGCTCCTCTGTTGAGTTTCTTGAACCACTAAAAAATAAAGTTGTAGTGGCTGTTACAACATCAGTTGTTGTGTTTTGATTCGATACCGTTGTGGCCACAGATCCATAAAAAATATGATATCTTTTATCGAAGTTATTATCTCCGACTTGATCCGAGTTAAAACCATTATCAAATACAGAGAAATCAGAATCAATCTCAGTCAATCGGTCAGCTAAAAATGTTCTGATTGGTTTGAAGCTCATCCTCGTCTCACTAAAATCGTTTGTAAATTAGTTTTTTCTGTAACAGTTGAAACAGTATCCTTGTTAAAATCTAAAGACAATTGAGATCTAGATGCTTTAGTATTTGAAAGCTGTTCATATTTCGCAGCCTTAACGCTAAACAAATCTCCGACAACATTTGAATTGCCTTCGAAAATAAATTGCAATGTTTTATAAGTTGATAATTGCTTTACTTGCTGCTTGTCCATAATGTCAGACGCTGTGTATTTAGATCCGTCTTCTGCAAATATCCCTTTTTCATCTAAGAAGTCAATGATCCAGTCCTGAGAGCGTTTGTGGATCATATTCCATGATGACCACTTCTTAGGAAGGTATTGATCAATCTCAGGTTCGTGCGCATAAAGATCGAAGTCTGTAGAAAATAATCCTGCTGTGGCAAGGTTTACGACTGTCACGTCTTTAGTAAAGGTCTTCGTTGACGGAAGCGTTGTTGTAATTCTTAAAGAAATTGTCTTTGTGCCTGCTGTTGTAAAAATCCAATCAACATTTTTCTTCGCTGTAATATTGTACCAAGTCACACCGCTATCAACAGAGATCTCATGTGATACAGTGGCAAATGTTAAGTCGGGCGCAAGGAATGAACCACTAACATCAATTCGAAGCTTATCACCTGTAAACACTTGATCATCTGATTTGATAACACCAAATATTGACATTATTTTCCCTCGTCTTTAAGTTGCCACTTAACATTGTTTTCATACCTCAAAGATAGGACATCCATGTCCTGCAGGCCGATCTTGTCGTGCGATTCTGTGGGAACAAACCCCCAAAACTTTTCTGCAAAACGTGAACCTAGCTCTGTGCAAACCATCGCTTTATTCCCATTCAAAACTAACTTGTTGAAAATAAGATTGAGCCATCCAAATATTATCGTAAGTCCGATAAAAATTATTTGTTCGATTGCGTATCTAATGCCAACTTGTTTTTCTAACCACTCTAATACTTGAAATCTTAAATGCTCAGGCACTTGCCACTCGTATGATTTTACAACTGCGTAGTGTTTATTCCACTCTGGTCTACTCACCTTTTGCGATCTAGGGAACAAAGACTCAAAAATCTTAGTTTCTCCATAGGTCTCAAGCTCAATTGCAAAGTGACCAAAAGGAACAAGCTCGCCAATCTGGAGCAATTTGTTGCCGATTTGTTTGTACCAAGTCGTAGGATTTGCAAATAAAAATCTAATCGTCATTCTAAAACTCTATGTAGGAAAAAATTCACGGCAATCTTTCTTGTTGATCCAGCCGATCCTGAAACATATTTGCAACGAAGCATTAGTCCAGCAGGAATCTTTGCAGGATATTCAAGTTGAATTGTTAATTGCTTAACCGTATCTGAAGCAATTCTGAATCCACTTATGAATTCTTTGATAACACCAGCAACAGGATGAACAACCTGTAAGAATATTTCATCATCTATTGTTCCACCATCAACAAGCAATGCTCCACCTGTAATCAAATAATCATCAGTCAATGATAGGTCTTGCGATTGCGTATCGGACGCATCACACGTCAAAAAAAGAGACTGTCCTGAAAACTCAAGGTGGTCCTTTGTAAATTCACTGAGCGTCTTTGGATTGAAAGTTGTATTGATTGCCATTTTAGAATTGCCTCCATGTTATAGAAGACCAAACGCCTGCCGTTGTTGCTCTTGAAGATGCGGCCAATGTGATAACGTCAGAAGCACCAGCCTGAGTTGAACCAAAAACAGTGTTTACAAATTTAAAGTTTTCTAAGCTCTCAAGACCAGAATCTTTTCCCGATGAAGTGAATCCAGAAACCAAATCTGTTCCACCAGTTAAAGCTGTTGCAGCGTTGTCTATTTGAACATAACCAATGCTGTTTGCGAAAGTAGCACCTGTCAGTGTTGGATTTAAAATCAATTTCCAAACAACATCATCAGCTGTTTGACCGTAAATCGGAGCTTTTAACAATTCGACAATTGCATTTATATTTGCGGCATTTAATCGAACTGACAAAACTGGTGTGAATGTTGGCATTGCAGACACAGTTTTTACTGAGGGTGATACAAAAGTTAAAACACTTCCTTCATTGTCAGTGTCATTACCAAAGTTTTTAACAGCTACGCAATTCACTGACATCGTTGTATTCGAAGCAGTTGCAGTCGTGTTTGTATTTTCCAATCGGATAGGTAGGTTTGCAGTCTTCATGTAAGGAATTGTTAATGTGTTTGACGAATTGAATTGATGAAAGAACTGAATCTTTCCATTAATGTAAACACCAAATTTAACAGCAGCTATTCCTTGCCAACCGTACTCAATTACAAATAATTGATGTTTTGTTAAATCAAGAGTAAGACCACTTGCACCAGTGCCATCAAGCTTGTCAATATTCCATGCTGATTGCGCAACGATAGTGTCAACAATAGAACCAGTGGCATTTGACCTGATAACAACACTCGCAACATTTGAACACTCAAAGAATAATCCATTGTTTGCATCAAACTGACCAATGCGGCGTCTGCACCCTACTTTTAATCCACCAAAGTTTCCAGATATTTGAACAAGAACACTTCGAGAAGCATTGTATCTTATCCTACTTTTTGATTGAACTATTACAGATGAGCCATTGGCTGTTGTGCTTAAAAGATCAATTGTATTTGTAGTTGTGTTCCAAGTGTTAGTTCCACCCGTCGCTAAAACTTCATTCCAAATCAATGGTTGCTTATCAAAATTAAAAATAGATTCAAAAACGCTTGTTGAGCTGTCAGATTTTAATATTCCGAATGGAGTTAAGTTTTCAGGACTGAAGCTTGAATTTACTTTTAAAGAGTCACCGACATAAACCTCAACAGCAGTTTTATTTGCGCGAGTAGGTGATTCTACAAAAGCGTCTTGTATTCTTTCGCCTGTTGTGTCCCTGATCGGCCCTGTCATTATTTGCCTTTTGGTTTTATTTTAGAATAAAGATCAACCTTGTCATAGTACCATGCAAACCAATATCCGTTTGCAAATTGAATGTCGAAATATTTAACCTCAGATTTTAGTCTGAGATTATTCATCAAGAGCGCCTCCTGCAATTTCTCAGCAGAAGACGCCTTGATAAAATGAGGAAACACACCCATGTCTGTTTGTGTCCCTACATTCATTTTAATTAATCCGCGATTTCTGCAATTAACGGAGATGCTGGAGCAACTAAAGCTGCACCTGCTGAATCTAAACCGTTAGCAATTTGAAGTGCTTTGATACCAACTAATTGGTCAATTGCAGCTTTCATTGCTTCAGTTCCGTACTCAACTGCTTTTTGTTCTGCGTACATTGGAGCTTTTTGGAAAGCTAATGCAACAGCAGCTTTGTCGTAGATGAATGATTTAACTAATGATGGATTAGTGTGAACCATTACGTTCATGCCGTAGATCTTGCCGATTACACCTGAAGGGATGTTTGAAGATCCGTAAGCATCAGCGCGTACAAATTCAGGGATTGCTAAAATCTTAGCTTCACCTTCTGCAGACGCAACGATTGTGCAATCTCCAACGATCGCTTGATTCTTTTGTAACCATTTGCGAGCGTTTAAAATCTTAGTCAAATCAAATCCGCCTGTTTGGTTATAACCAGAAGCTGCATCTAAAGTTGCCAAGATTAATTCATCAATCTTACGAGCGTGAGCTGTAGCAGCGCGCTTAACGTACTCAGCTTGTACATTTACATTTGATTGATACTCATCAAAAGAATCAACTAACCAACCAACATATAAACGCTGATCAAGGTCTAATTTTTCTGCTGTAAATGTTAAATCTTGTAAAGTTCCTGCTGTGGCTGTTGCACGATTTTCAACAGTGAATGACCCAGTGTTAGGGAAAGAAACTGATTTAGAACCTTTTACAGCGAAAGGTGAAACGTCTGTAACTGTTCCTACTAATTTAGCTTGGAACTTTAATTCTTTTTGAACCAATGCTGCAATTAGTTCTTGCTTTGTAGCGCCTAATTGTGTGTTGCCTGTAACTGCCATTTTAAACTCCTTTAAAGTTTGTTTATTTTGCTGTTTTTAATAACTCTTTTAATTCATTTTCAGAGAGATCAGTCAGAGGCTTAGTCGATATAGAATTGTTTGATGGGTTGATGTCCTGAACCATTTTAAAGTCCTTCTTAAAAAGATAAGGCTTTGATTTGGTTAGCTCTTGAATTTTTCCAACCAGCTTTTGGTTATCAAATTCAAAATCCTCAGTGACTTCTAGGTCATCAAACGAACAAGCTTTCATAGCAATTTCGGCGTCAACACAACCTAGTTTTTCAGCTTCACGCATGAACTGACTTCGGATTGCTTTTTCACTTACGTTCTTAACAATGTTTAAATTTTTAGACTTAAAATCGTCTGCCAATTTCTTGTTATTCTCCGCAAGTTCTTTCCACTTTCCTTCAGCCTGTAATTTCTCAGCCTCAAGTTGATCCTTGTAAGCTTTCATTTCAGACATTTCGGATTGTAGTTTCTTTTTTTCGCCTAATAGTTTTGAAAATGTTTCATAAGCGACTGAATCTTTTTTCTCTGGCTGATCACTGACCGGCTCAGTTTTCCCACTGGGAATATTTTCTGACATTTGTATCTCCTGTTACAGAGATAATTTTCGCTTAATCTTGTTGTATAAATCCAGCCTGCGCTTTAATTCTTTGACTAATCTATTCTCAAGGTTAGTGCGTAATCTATCGGATAGAAATAGGAAGCGGCGACCTCTAGATTCTAGGTCTTTTTTAATCTCAACATTGTCTTTAGAGTTTTCAAGATCAAACCCTCTAGCTCCTCTGTAGGCTTTGCGAGTTGGGTTAAGAAAAATAATTATCTCAGAGAATGCGCTATTGATCTTATAAGTAATTGCACCTAAGAGTTGGCCGGATAAGGTTAAGTTTGATTGTTTTGGTCTAGTCAGGCGTTCATCTAAGAAATTTCCGGACTTGATTAAAGATTCCCTGCGCTTAGATGTTCCCTTGGTTATCGGATTTTGTTTATACTCCTCAAGCCTACCGCGTGTTCGATTTCTGATCTGATCAGCAGCAAATTGGCCTTCTGTGTTTAGAATCTTAGAATCTTTTTTAGTCTGGTTTAAAAACTTCAAAGCATTATCTCTGGCTTGAGCAATACCTGTGATTTTAACAACTGTTTTTTTGGCCATGTTATCTAACCAACTTATCTAAAAGCTTTAAGATTGTTGCATCGCTAAGCACTTCTTTTTTATTTATCTCTGGCTTGATAGCGTTTGCAATTTTAATAAGCTCCGAATCTTTCCAACCAAACCAATTTCTAGGATCTACTTTTCCCTCAAGTGTTGGATGTCCCTTCATACCTGTCATGTGTCCGTAAGCTTTTGCAGCTTGTTCACTGTCATTAATTCCAATTTTAAGCTTTGTTTCTGAGCTATCTAGAACGGTGATTGATTGAACCATGTCACCAGTGAGCTGCATATTGACTGTGTTAGACTTTCCAAAAGCTGCAAAAGCCAACGATTCTTTGTATGATTTCGAATAAGCATGGAGCCTTCCATCGACTCCGCGGCCTTGGTCTAGTCTAGCAAGAAGCTTATCAAAAGCGGCCTCAAAAAAAACTTGCCTGATTGACTCATTCTTTGAAGACTCGCCCAACAGAGATTTTAGATTAATCTCTGTACTGACTTCTTCTTTTTTAAGAGTTGGTTTCTGTAGTGCCAATTGATGCCTCTGGGCTTGTTGCCTCAATTACAGATTGCATATTGTCTAATTTTCTTTGATTGATTTCTGCAATTTCTTCCATAGCCTCATCATCAGAAATGCCATCGATTTCAGCCAACACACTGACAGCATCGGCAATGCCTAGATCCATTTTCTTTTTTGCATTATCTAATTGCTCAGATTTTGTCTCAATCATTTCAGGTTTTTTAAATTGGATGCTCATTTCTGAGTTGATCACGGCCTGACTTGTTGAATATTTAGGATCAAGAAACTCTGTTCCTGACAATAAGCTTAAATATTTAACAACAATTTGATGCAATTTCTTTTCGACAACAGAGAACAAATCGAAGTCTTCTTTTGAAGCTCTGAATTGATCAATCATCGCTAGCAATCTTTCAAGCGCTGATGAATAAGAAGTGTTGCCAGAATTGTTTGTTGATACAGCCTTAGCGTCTACACCTCTAGTTGTTAAAAACGTCGCTATCAATGAATCAATGGCCTTTAAAGTAGCCTCAAGATTTGGAGTCGGATTTTTAAATTCTAGAGTTAAATTTGAATTTTCATTTGCAGGATTTTGAGGCAAGAACAAGAATCGATTTGGTCCTACAGTCATAGACTCTGGCTTTAACTCTGGATCGCCACTAACAACACCTACAGAATATCCTTGAAGTCGTGCGATGTATAAAAGATCAGACCATGACACATTGAAATCAACTGTGAAATCAGTTAACGCTTGTCCGATTCTAACAAAGAATTCGAAGTCTTTATCTTTTGCAATGTCGATAAAAGGAAGTGATCCAATTGGATTTGGAACAACTTCAGTTAAAATGTTTCCTTTTCCGTCCATTGTGAAAACAATTTCACTTGTCCAGACCTGATATCTTTCGGCGTTTGCTTTGTAATCGTCTGTGTCTGCTGTGCTTTGGTTAATGTTATCTTGTCCTGCCTGTAAGTAGCTAGACTTATCAAAGCTTGAAATAATATAAGCGAAAGCTGTTTCTGGATCATCTGAATCAGGGATCACGTCGATATTGTGTCCATGCAAAACTCTGAGCTTTAATTTTCCTTGCTTTGGAACAACCTGGATGAATGATTGATTTCTTAGCTTATAGTATTTGTTAGCTTTACCGAGTATTGAATTAAATCCGCCATCAGCGTAGATCTGTTCAATCGCTTTCTCATCAGCTTCTGTGATGTTTGAATAGTTTCTTTCTGGCTCATCTGTGTAGATGTTAGCTTCTTTTTGCACAACAGCTTTTGCAATATTTAGATTTGAAACAATCGGCATTTGCGCAGCAGTTTGTTCGCTTAATTGATTTGCTAATTTTTCATAAACATACGGATAAGCATTATCATTATAGATCTCATAGTCTTTTAATGACTTACGTTTACGCTCGACATTCTCGTTTGAACGGATGTCGTCAATTAGCATTTTTCTATTCATTGGATTTAATAAGTCTATGTTTGCCATTTAAAAATTACCACCTTTGATAATTACTTTGTTTTGTGATGTGTAAACCGTTCTGTAACCGATTGCAGTTGTAACGTGTTGATATTCTTTGCTATCGTCTTCAATGTATTCTGCACCTTTTTTCAAAGATGTAAGCCGCATACCTTCGTGTGCAACCTTGCATTTGTTGTAGATAAACAATCGCACGTCACCCTTTGCATTCTTGCAATACGCGTTTACAATGTTATGACGTTCTCTTACAGGAGGGTTCTTAGTTGGGATTAAAAGCCTATGATTAACCTTAAGTAGAGGGTTAATCTTTGATTTGAATTGCTTTAAGAATTGATCGATTAAATCGTAGTTTGACCACTTAGAATTTGTTGACCTTGCGCCGCCTGTCGCGTCTCCGTGAATTTCGAACACATAAGGCTTATCAAGTATTCCACGCGCTGCAATTTCTTCCAACACGTCTTCTGTTCTTGATCCGTGAATTACAACCTCGTCAAAGAAATGAAAAGTGTCTTTTGCTTTGTCGTATTGACTGAGAATGCAGCTCATTGGCTTGTTTAGCGAAAGATTAAAATCGAAACTGATGCTGACTGGTAGGGTTGGATTTATTACATATTCTTTATCTAGGAAGTTAACGTCTGGATTGTATGAGTAGTAAAGTCTTTCTCTGTCTATAGAAATCCATTCGCCATAAATCTGACGTCTCGCTTCCTTTGGCGGCAGATCACGTTTTAATTGTTCAATATATGTCTTAGGTAAAAAAGGATTTTGCTCAGTCAGTGATTTAAAAACGTGTCGTGTTGCAGACTTTTCCTCAAAGAAATACTTATAAAGAGGATGGGTTGGATCGGAAGGATTTGTGCAATAAATTAATAAAGATTCTGGAATATGTGGAACGCGACCTACCCTTTGTCTGCACTCAACAAAGACTTGGGCATAGTCACCTTCATTTTCAACAGCCTCCTCAAAAACAAAAAGGCTGTAAACCCTTGATCTAAACTTCTGAAATTTTTTATCTGACCATGATATTGCTTCAATGATTGAGCCATTGGTAAAGTGAATCTGTGCTGTGTTGTCTAATACCTTAACAACGTAGCCTTTTACTTTTTCATCGTGCAAGTGTTCGCAGATTGCTCTAAATATCGTTGCTTTTAAATCGACGAGACTTTTTCTTCCAACGCCTATTCTAGCGTTTTGATATTTAAGCGCGTGTTTAACTATGATATGTGATGCTAGAATCGTTTTCGAACTTCCTACGCTTCCGCTTAATAACAATTCATGTGTTCCAAGGCCATAGTCTAGTTCAAAATCTATTGCATTTATTACGGCCGCTTGAAACGGGATTATCGTAGGATCAAATGATGAGAATATCGGCGTTGATCTGTCTAGCAATAGAAGCGCCCTTCATCTTTAATCACATCGCATGAGATTCTAAGTCTTATGTTGACGTTAGGAAATTGTTCAATGCTATCCGAATCTGTGGCTTCTAAAACTGCATAAACAAGATCGAACAGAGAATCGATCTCATCTTGCAATTGCTCTGCGCTCATCTGTTTATAAATTGCTATTAAATCATCAGTTTTTTTCATTTGTTTCGGCTGCTTTTTTTATTGACTCTTTAGAATAAGATAAAATTATTGCTGAGTTAACATCCTCTGCTGATATTTCTTTTTTGTCTTTTTGATCTAAATGTTGTTTTCCTAACCAAATAAGCATTTGAACATTGCCGTCCATTGCGACTAAATACTGTTTTCTTTTTAAGCTTATTTTGCCTTTATTTCGACCTTTGACTAAGGCTGCGGCAAAACGGCGCTCAATTGTTCTTTTATCTACATTAAAAAATGAAGCAATTTCTTCTGTAGAGCAAAACATTGCAGCAAGTTTTTCAACTTCTGTTTCATCGACTATCGCTTTAGGTCTAGCCATTTTTGCTCCGATGTTTATTTATGATATCCATAGCGATTTGATTGCAATAAAGTCGTTCTTTTACGGGGTCGTTTTTGCCAGCAGCGAAAGATGATCTGTGATTAATTTCTTTTAATAAATGAAATCTTTTATCATCAACTTTGTACTCTGAAATATACAATGGATTATCTTGCTTTGCGGCCCAGTCAAAAAAAGCATCATGATTAAATGTTGATCCGTAATCAGCAGTTCCTTTATATGGAATATCACAATAAATAACTGAATTTGGTTTTATGTTAACAGCACGATAGTCAAGGTTAGTTAATTCGAGTCGTTCGAGTTGTTGGAGTTGTTGGAGTTGTTGGAGTCGTTCGAGTTGTTGGAGTCGTTCGAGTCGTTCGAGTTGTTGGAGGTCTATTCTCTTAATACTTCCCATGATTCTTTTTAAATACAAACGCTTGCCTGTTATTGTTAGCTTGTTCGGCCAATTATCTATTTTAAATGTCTTTACCATAAAATCGTCAAACTCATCAAATACAACTGCCATGTGCATTGATCTTTTTTCTGATTCAATATCTTTACCGAAAAGATAGTTCTCTCCATTGTTGCCAAAAGACCAGATGATTTTTATATAAGCATTTGATTCTTTATCGCGCATGAACCTTTCTCTTGTGATCCACTCTGGCTTGAAAACATCGTAATTATATTTTCCGGCAATGGCGTCGCGGATTAGCTCGCACATCCCTGTTCGCAATTCATTGTAATAAAATTTCTTAAACGATTTTGATCTATGTACCATCATGTAATGGCTTGCTGAAAAGCCGCCGCCAAATAGATCATAGAAATTATCTGCATTTGGAAAATATCTTGCTATGTCAGCAATGATCTTAGTCTTTGATCCTTGATATGGTATTCCATATTTTATAGTGTTGCCTTTTTTTAGAATCACTAAATAACCTCGCCACAGTGTGGACACGTTTTGACTGATTTATTTTCAGACTCTTCGCTATCCTCATCTGGATTAAATTCTTTATCTGAAATGTCTAACGTGAAATTATGTATTCCAAGCATATCAATATTAAAATCAGGACCTAGGTCTGAAATATCTGCGTTAATGCCAGATAAATCTAGCTCAGCCCACAAAGCAACTGCGTTGTCAGATTGAATAAAAGCGTATTCTTGTTCACTTGATTCAAAGTCTTGATAAACAACTGGCATTTCTTTAATGCCAGCGCGTATTGCTGCAAGCTTTCTACCATGTCCGGCAACAATAAAGCCCGATAGTTTTGAAACTACAATCGGATGTCTGATGCCTTGGTACTCGTACAGCTCGGCTAAGCGTTCAATTTGGTCTTGGCCGTGTTTGTTTCTATTCTTTGGATGATTCTTTAATGTTTGAGGATCAATCAACTGATCATATT